CCCATACATTGTTATTGTTTCTTGCGATCCACAATTTATAGCCTGTTCCGATTTCAGTATAAGGATAATTAACATAATCATTAATGTTAAATAGCGCACCATCCACATCATCCAGGTGAACAAACCCTGCCACTGGCAACGGCTTTATTGTTTTCGGTTCGTCATTTGTCTGTGTTTTAAACAGACTGGCTGTGTATCTGCCAGCTGCCTTGTAGATATCTGATGTTTTGTAAGTTACTACATTATCTTCAGCTGTCACTGAACTATCAACAAACTGGATAGTCGCTGGATTACCATTAATTTCTGTGTCTTTTAAACTAATCTCAGTAAAACTATTAACATCAGTGGCTCCAAATTCTCCTACACGAACTGCCCAGTTTTCATAGACATTAACAATTGTTTCAAGATTATTAAATACTGCACCTTTAAGAGCATTAACTGCATTGAGAGTGCCTTTTTCCTTGATAAGTCCTTGGTAAAATTTAGCTTGTGTGGCTGAGTCAATTCCCAGATTGGTAAAATAATCCCTACTTCTAAATCCTATTAAGCCATTGCTAAAAAGTTGCAATGACTCGTTTATTGGTTGATCGTTTACATCATAATAGTTTATGAATTGTTGAGCATTGGTTGCAAAATTATTAATCATGCCCGATTGAATTTGTGTTGAACTAACCTCTTTCCAATAAGAAGTTTGAAATTGATCTGCTGCGGGGATATTTTGCAGAGCTACATAATACTTTGATTTGTATGTTACTGTTGTTCCCTTGAGGTAATCTGTCGACGACTGCCAGGAATCAGTGTTATTACTACTATAGATAAATCCCGGTAACTCTAAACTACCAGTCCAATCTGCTGTCTTGGCACCAACCAGTTTTAATCTATATTGCCTATTTCCCAGTTCTGGTAAATATACAATATCCTGGAACACGGTAACATTGTCTATCAAAAGCAAATGTTCGTATTGAATTAAATTCAATGAAGCAAATCCAATCGATTGATCTGCAGTGGCAGTAAAACTAAACTGATTACTTTCTCTTGAAATAGTAAAATTATTTTTAGTAATGGGTTTTGCGTTAATGTCTAACACTCTACTGGCAAAAGGAGAATTGGCGATTTCATCAACCACGGCTTCGGAATCATATACCTTTAATGTGGTAGATACCGGACTTAACACCAAAATGCTACCAAGTTTCCACCCTTGGCTCACCCAATTTAAAAATTCTTTGGCGCTGAGGATCCAGTCTTTTTGTTCTCCCAATAAGTTATCAGTATCAATAAAAATAAAACCTTTAGCTTGAAGATATCGTTGATATCCCACTAAAAAATCCACCACTTGCTGATAGGTATTAAACTCGAAACCATATGGGATGGTCAACTTAGTTTTTTTGAAATTCTTATAAACAACTCCACGAAGATTGCCGCCATTAATAACATAAGAGTTATTATTGACCAAACTAGGAATCATGTAAAAGTATGGATTTATCGTATCGTACCCACTTACTGCATAGCCATTGGCGGTTTTTTCTACAATCACTGCACTATAAACTATTTTATTAGTTGGCGCTCCTTTGTACAGGTCAATTTTGTAGTTTTCATCAGGAATAACCACGCTGTCATTGATACTGCTAGGGCTGCTCTGTTCGGCCAACAGCTGAATATATTTTTTGTCTGTAAAGCCTGATAATCTATAACTTAATTGAACAGTTAATCTGCTTAAATTAGTTTTTATTATACTGCTTGCGTCAGCCACTCCCAAATTCTTAACGTAATCCCTGATCCAATTAATATACCCTGCCACACGTTCAATTGTCCCATTGTTGTTATACCCGTTAATATTAATTGCCGTTGGGGTAAGGTGTTGGCCAGTGGCGGCCACAACGAATTGAGAAGTTACTGAATTTCTATTAAAATTTGTTACGTCACATAATAATGAAAAGTATTTGGCTGGTTTGGTAAGGGCGAAGGCTAATTGCATTGTGAAGGAGAAATCACTACTTCTTCTCCATGCCGCTTCAACTGGACCAACGTCCCCAGAAGCAAAACTTGCACTGGCTTTGGCGCTATCAAAGTTGGCAACTAGAATCTGTTCAGGGCTACGTAGATTACCAGATGCGTCAACCGGAATATAAAGATTTAAATTTGGACGTTGGAATCTAATATCAAAGCCTGCTCGATTTCCTGCATGGATGTACCCTACACTTAAATCACTCCAGAGAACCTCGTTCCCGCCGGTATAAGGAGCAGGACCATATCGATCATCCCAATAATCAGGTTTTTCACTAAAGCCCAACATTTCCCAGGGATTGGTATGCGGTCTATCTGTGTCATAGAAATACTTGTACACGGCACGCCATGATCCTGGCAAATTTTCTCCGTCAACTACATCTCGAAAGTTTTTATAATTCCAAGTAAACGGATTGCTTGCACTGAATGTTTTATTAGTCGAATAATCTACCTTGTTTGTGCCACACCAGGTTAAAAATCCTGTACTTAAAATTTGATTAAATTCCTTCAAGGAATATTCAGTGTTTCTAAACTTACCAGGGACATAGTCGTATAAATTGAATACACCAGGGTCATATTCTACTTTAAGATTATTAAAAATTCTTCTCTCTAACTCTAATAGAAAATCATCTCTAAAATCGTTAAATGCCGGGGTAATGCTGCCGTCGTGTCCTTGCACTACATAAATTGGGGTAACATATGTATTGTCAAGATAAATTTCAGGGGTATATCGGGGATGCAATCCCAACTTGGATGGTGTTTCGGGAACATAACTACCATCTGTATTATTGTATTCAATTATAGAAATTACGTCACTGTATAAAAGTTTGAACGTGGATTGAAAGGTAATAGCTGGTCGGTCTTGATTAAAATAATAATCTCTTCCTTTTACCAACAATGTCTTTGTAGTAACGCTGTCAATAGTCCTGGTTAAATAGACCAGAACAGCTTTGTTGCTCAACACAGTGTCTTGAAAAATATTGGTTATTTCATAGCTAGATATATCCGGATTATACACAGTATAGTCTGGTAAAATTACCTTGTCGTTCTCTCCGTACGGTAGCATGTCACTATAGTACCAGGGAAAACTATCATTCTTAACCTTATTAATGGTTTGCATTATTTTATCAACGCTACCAGAAATATCATCTCGATTTAAATCGAGATTGGCCGCTAACTCCAAGAACTTAACTTTAAACTTTGAATATTCTCGGCCAGCCAATTGCAGACTGTTTACAAAATCCATGGTGGGATGATTTAAAAATAGTCCTGAATATACCACCGGAGCACTATGCTGTAATATACTGCCGCCTGCACTTAGGTACGAAATATCTCTGAGATTACTATTACCCGGAACGTCACCGATAATATTAAGACTGTTATTCTTTAAAGTCACCAAGTGATTTCTAATTTGTCCAAGTGTTAACGTATCTAGATTATTGTTTAGTGTATTAATGTCTAAATTTTGCGGAACTTCATAAAATGCATTAGGTGCTATATCTGTGCTGTTGTATATACTGATAAAAACAGCGTCACCAACTGTGAGTAAATCTGGGTTTACTAAAATTGTTAGTTTATCTACTACTTGAGTAGTGGCAAAATTCTCTGCGGTAATAAAATGATTATTAATAACCACTTTGGTGTTTGGTACATCAACAGAAATATCTGGAGCATAATCTATGGAAAATAAATTGGTTAACCCGTCATATATAAAGGAATAAATTTGATATTGCTTACTGAAGTTTTTATTTATAGTCCAGATATTTTCCCTGGTGCTGGCAATTCTAGTGATGTTTCTTTGTAAAAATCCCGAATTAATAGATATAGTTTTACTTGTTCCATCCACTAGCAAATAACTAAAACTGTCGTTGTCATAATTATTTTCAAATTGAATGTCACCTTGAGATACAAAGTTTTTATAACTCAATGGCATACCCAGTACTGGATCATTGTTGCCTGTTCCTAGTTTATAGGAAAAGATTTTTGTTCCAGCAAATCCAGTGGATAGGTACGCGGATTGATTTGAAAAACTAATACCATTGGAGCCAATTACATCAAATAACGGATTTTGATTTATTGAATTTTTTTGTTGTCCAAGTGCCCATACAGTCCCGGTATAATACCATTGCTGATTACCATTGACACCATCAGTAACAATTACAGTGTGGCCTTCATCAACTAAACTATCATCGGATTCTTCAATATAACCTTTATAGACTGGATTTAAACTTGCGTCATAGCTAACTAAATTTATACTAAAATTATAAATCTTGTTTTTTACTTGAGTATTTTCGTCAATACCAAAAATAACTCGTGTCCCTGAAGTCAGTGTTAGTGTTTCGATGTCTGTGGCGGTACCAGTTCCGTCACCAACGGCCACTGCTGTGAATTCTGTTCCCACTATATATCCGGTTGGTGCACCCAACACTGACCAATTGGTAGTGCCCAGGCTGGCGATTTGGTATGTTCTACCTATACGTAATTGACTTGATGTAACTGTGACTGTGAACGTATTTGATGTAGTTCCTGTACAAACAATGCCTTGTATTTGTGTATATGCATTTGTGATCAGACTGATATCTATATTGTTTACTGGCAATAGTGCCAACCGACCAAAATTATACAATTGTAGATCACTATCAAACTCAATGATTGGACGCTGTGCTCTTGCTGTCTGGTTGTATATTGGATCAACTTGATTATATTCTGCACTAAGAGTTATAACATCGCCGTGGAACCATCTATTACTTCTAGACCAGGCATTTTGATCAAGACTAGATCTTTTAATGGTAAAATAATCCGGATTGTTTAAATTATTTTCTAATTCAGGAACAACAAGAATATCAACAGGCACTAATTTTATACCGGTGCCTACACCTTCAACATAAAAGGTTTTATTTTTATAGTAATCTGTAGTAGTACTATCGAATGTAACTTTCAACCCATTTGTAAACACAACCCCATTTGGGCTGATATAGTTTATTTGTCCGAGTATTTCTGAGTCAGGATCTATGGAGTCATTGGTTGGTTGCACTAGTCTGATAACACCCGCTGCCGACCCCTCAGCTGAGTTTTGATAATATATTGTTTCTAAAGGTGCAGTAATAAGTGGAACTTCATGTAACAAACCTAGTCGACTATAATAATCTTTTCCGCCATTGGTCGCACCTGCTCTAACTCGTATTTTTTGTTCGTTAGCCACTATTGTGTTAACGATAAGATTAACACGATCTACACCCAACTCGTCGGTTACAACGTCAATGACATAGATATCGTTACGATTGTTAAAAGAAATAACCTCGGAATCACTGGTCCAGTATACATCGTCAATATAACTATTATTAACAAAAATGACAGTTTTTCCATGGAGGCCAGTGGTGAGACCATCTAGTCCTCCTAATTGCGAATTTAAATCTGCTTCAGTGGTTCCCTGCACCTGACTGTAACTCAGGGATGTGGCATAATCTGCACTCCCCACTAGTCCCATACTTGTCCACTCAGATTGCGAATCAAGCTGTGGAACTATAAATTGTACTGTGCCCTGGTCTGCACCGTTATTGGTTACACCAAGTACATTTCTGACATCAATTGATGGTAGCGCACTATCAAACCCACTTATTCCGGGTTTGGTTTGAATATAAAAATTATTACCAATATCATTAATTACAAAATTATATACTCCACCTCTAGCAAGAACTAAATTTGGATTTAAAACGTCATTATATCCGCTAAATTTATAAGATCTACTAACTGAGTCGTAAACTACATCGTAAGTATAAGATAACGGTACATCCTGGGCTGTGATTAACACAGCATCAGGACCATTGGGTAACCAGTAATACTGACTAAAATTAATAAACTTGTCTAAATCAAGTCTTGGATTATAAGAATAATACTCGTTATCGAATAATCTGGTATGATTGTTTGCTAGTCCACCGTAATAATTAATTTTGTTAATTATATCAGGATACGTGGTAACAAATTCTATATTATTGGTTACGGGGTTTTTAATTACAATTGAAGGTTCCAGCTGATAATTTTGCCGTACACTATTAATTTCTTCAATATAGCTATCTGTATTTTTATAAGAAGGTGCTAACTTTCTGCCAATGTACCCATTGACTTTTTTAAGATTGGGTTCACTTATCAGTTGATCTATAGTAGCGTTTAGAAATTTTTTGTTAGCGTCGGTACGAAAAATTTCCGGTAAAAACTGTATACTCTTTCTTACGGCCATTATATTATCCTATGCTTCGAGTTAATTGTCCTGCGGTTATTGCACTAATAATTTCTACATTATCAACGGTCGCTGCACTGACTACAATTTCATTTGGCTCTGCATTAATTTGATATAATGTACCAAAGCTATTGGTTGTGGAAGAAGGCACGATAATAATGCTACTGATATTCGGCGATAACGCAGAATGTAAATATGCGCTTAACTCACTGAAGTAGAATGTTTCCCCAAAATCCCAGTTACTAACTTCAAAATACGTATTAATTGCTGCTATTACCTGACTCTTTACATCATTGTCGCTAATATTGATATTTGGGTTCTTTACAACCTTAAAGGTTGCTTGTAATATTGCAGGTGCTTTTGATCCAAACAATGGTTTAAAGACTGCGGTGTTATAGATGATGCTGTCACTCAATGCTTTATAATTTTCAATAGTTCCAAATTCTGTTTTGAGTTCATCAGTGGTGGGCGGGGATGGCTCTGTTAATCGACCACTGGTATCTGTTAGATACGCAAAATATTCATCACTATAACTCTTGGTAAGAATATATAAATCCATTAGATTATTTGGACTTGGATCAATTCTTCTATTATTGGGAGCATTGTGCGTATACTGGAACATTAACTCTTGCCTACCATTCCTTGCATAATAGTCAGTGGATTCTGTCAACGTACTTCCGTTGGATGTATAAAATACGTTTTCATCCATGGCAAAAAATACTGTACCTGACGGGTACAATGTAATATTGGACTGTATTTTGACTTTAGTACTGTGCGAAGTGACTATTTCTCGTTGGTCTATCGGATCGTATCTAATAAAAGAATATTGATCTGGTGCGTTAACAAAAAATACATATTTGTTTTCAGGATTGGTCGACGGTGCAACCAGTGTCGTAAATAGATCAGGGTGATCCGGAACACTATCAACATTGTCATCAGGAAATGTGACTAGAATTTTTCTATTATCTTCATATCCATCAGCTTCAATAACTTTATTCCAAATCCTATATGTCTGACTATAAAAAAGTGCATTTGACGAATCTGATTCTGTGTTTATGCGTAAAATCTTAATTGCATCCTGTCGTGTTGTAGCAGTTTTGCTATCATAGACTTTTACGTCAGGATCAAAATAGAATCTGGTTTCTTTATTACTTTGGAAATAATAATTTAAGCCTCGACTGGTCACGCTGTACTCTTGATTGGCGTAAGAAAACTTTATAAACCAACTACTGTCCAAACTAGTGCCCGATGTGCTGCCAGCATTGCTTAGACTAAAATCTGCAGATCCTAGATCTTGTGATTGAATTAATGACCACAACTTTGTTGTTACGTCGTAACGAACACCAAATGTTTTATAACTTAAAATATTATTAATTATTGCATTAATTAAAGATGATGACCAATCGTTTGCAAATACAGGAATAATTGAGCTTATATATGCTCCTGATGGGACCACAATACTTAAAATTACCGATGTTGTGGAAGTCACTGGATCTGCAGCAGAAACTATGCTAGCCCAGATGAAACTTTTTTGATATTCGGTCTCAATAGTACCCAATTGAAGTTTATTTTGTGCATCAAAATAGTACCCCGACGGTGCAGAGAATTTAATTAACGCCCCGGTAGTGCAATAGGTATAGTTTGGTGCACCAACTATTGTGCCTGTACTACGATTATTTGATTCACTGGTTTGAATCCAGGTACCCAGTGGATTGACTGTTCCTGTTCCTGTTCCGGTACCGGTTGCCACAAAGGCGGACCCCACTGTATTTGACACTGCACCAATTAAAGTAAAATCTGTTACTCCCAGAGTGGCAATTTGGTATGACCGCCCAACTATTAAATTTCCGGTGTCACCGCTGGTGTAAACTGCAGTTGCTCCACCAATGCTGGTATATCGTGTGGCTGTTGAATAGTACAGGTGGCGAGTGGGTAACTTGGAAATTAATGGTTTAACTAAATTTTGAACAATATAATTTACCTCGGTACTGCTGGTAAATTGAAAATTTAAAGATTCACTATATGCTTCTTGGTATATGATTCCGTCTTGTGCAAAAATATTTGTGCTGGAATATTTTCCGCTGGCATCAATTACGTCCAAGTATCTGCTAATACCCGAACTAGTTCTATTGACCGACTTGGCCTTTAATACATTGTTGAATAAAGTGTAAGGCAAGATATTGTAATCTTCCCCAGTAATCATTCTGTTTTGTGTATAATATTGTTGCGGAGCCTTGGTGCGTATCTCTTCCAATGTTTCTCTGGCAGATGCATTTGTTACTGTGTATTGTAAACTGGCCCTAACTACTAGATTTTCTGCCTTTCCAGTTCTACCTCTATATGGAACTGATATTGTAACCGATGACATTTCATCAGGAGTAATTTTATAGGTAAGGTTGTTGCTTATTCGATAATATAACCTAAACGTACCAATTGGAATATTTGTAAAAGATCCATCGCCAAATACCAAGTCAATTTGATCATTGGCTCTGGTGGCAACACTGTAAATATTTCTTTCTTCGGTGTTGTTATAAATTACATTTATATTATTAACAGCAGGTACTTGAGTCCATAGTGTTCCCAATGTACCATTGGAATTCACTGAATACAACCAGACGTCTGTGTTATTGATATTATCAAAATTAATACTAACAACTCGATTTGGTAAACTTTCTGTTATTGAAAAGTCTAAATTTTTTAATTCACCCTGCTTAAAATAAAAGAAGTAACCGGTATTATTTGACCCGTTGCCTTGGTTGTCGTTTCTATACAAAAAGCTTAACGGAGTTGTTGGTGACGGATTTTTTTCGTAAACATATGTTTGCTGTGCTGACGTAGCACTTACTATTTCAAAAGAAAACGTTGCACCCGCAATGCTGGCAGTATATGGATACACCGGATTCAATCCTGTGAGTATATTTACACTGTATTCGTCGGTTTTTGTGCTATTTAATAATTGTGATGCTCCGGGTTTGCCTATTGCCTGTGTACTTACCAACGCTGCATTAAGAACGGCAGTAAATTGCTCCAACCAATTTTCATTGGTTGTATCATTCCAACTCACCAATAGATTACTAAGATTATTCCCTGAGCTATCAAAAACAGTTTCGCTTGTACTAACACTGTTAAATTTTAAATATCCAGCTGCTGGCGTACTTCTTTTAGGATTGTAGCTAATTAACTTAGCCAATTTTAGTATAGAATCTCTACGCTCTGCTGTATCCAAGAAGTTTTCTCTTGAATTTAAATCTGTTCTAAACGCTAAACTTTGTCCCAGAAAAGCAATTAAGTCTATCAATGCAATGTATTCTGAGCTTTCAGTAAAATCGTTAAAATCCTCAGGATAGTAGGTACGCAAATATTCGATCATTGATTTGCGAATAGTTTCAAAGTCAAAGCTCTGAAAGTCAGCTTCTCTGAACGTTTGATAGATTTTGGTCCAGTCCTGTTGGACTAGTAAACTGGTTTGTCTTGTAGTTAGAGCCATGGTTATTACCCGATATTATGTATTTATGGCATGGAAAAACTGGTGTTATTATGTTGCAGATAGCTGCTTGGTAGTGTTGTTAAAGTCTAACTTTAAACTACTAGCAAGATTACCCGGGAGGAAAGTTAAGTCAATCTGTAATTGCAGCCCATAATCAAGTTCATTGATAAGAACTCGATCAACCTGTAATCTTGGGTCGTAGGCAACAATTTTTTTCACGTCTTCAACTAAGACAGATTTAACATCAGCAGTCAATGGCTCGTACAGCATGTTCCAAATTATACTACCAAAATTTGGATTCATAAGCTTTTCACCTTTACGGATAGAAAAGTGATTTATTAAGTCTTGTTTAACTAACTCAAAATCAGTTAACCGAAACTTTTTTACCTGATTTACTGTGCTAAATCCGCGATATCTTATAGTCATAGTGGTATTTATATTGCTGTTCCAGCATTGATATCACTTATATCCTGCTGAGTTACATCGGCTGCGAGTACCTGTATTGCATATCTCCCAGCATTAAAAAATAAAGACCCTGGCCTGCCCTGGCTATCTTTTTCTTTACCTTTCAATCTCCATTCTTTGGCTTTATTGGCAGGTATTGAAGTGGCAAGTTCAGTAGCAGATGATTTAAGTTTGCTGACATCAACCTGTGCTGCTTGTTTTTT